TACGTGTTATTGGCAGTGGCACCGCAGCCCAAAATGTGCTGGAAAACATCCTTAGCATCGTGGCCACAGTCCTTGGCTCAAGCGTTGTCATCATGGCAGGCCAGCCGTCATCACTTGAAATAGGCGGCGCTACCTACCCTGCCTATGATCTGCAGATGGCTATGCAGGCACAGAAGCAATGACATACACAACTGCAGTAGTATTATCTGCTAGAACTAACAACAGATACGGAACCCGGCACCGTTTAACACAGGAGCATTAACGTGGCCACTTCGACATATCTCACTAACCCAACCGTCAATCTCGCCCCCACTACTGGTGGTGTAGCCGTTGATTTAACTGACCAGTGCCGCAGCGCGACTATCACACTTGGCGTGGACAGTCTTGAAAGCACAGCCTTTGGCGATACAGGGCATCGTTTTGTGCCAGGTCTACAAACTGTTTCTGTAGAGCTTGAAATGTATCTCAGCTATGGAACTGGTGAGGTCGAGGCCACATTGTTCGCCAATCTGGGCACAGGTACTACACAGTTAGTGATTTCGCCAGCAGGCGTTACAGAAGGCGCGTCAAACCCTGAGTTCACAATCATTAACATGCAGCTTGTGGACTACACCCCCATTACAGGGTCGGTCGGAGAGCTCTCAATGATTACCGCGTCATTTATTGGCGGCACATACGCACGAGACATCATCCCACCACCATAACCAAAGGAACCCGACATGAAATTAACTCTCAAGGTAGACACGGGCGAAGGCCCGTACGAAGTCACCACCAGTCTGTACGTCATTGTGCAATGGGAAAGAAAATACAAGCGCAAGTCCAGCACCATTGGTGAGCAAGGCATAAGCATTGAGGACTTGGCTTTTATGGCTTACGAGTCAAGCAAAGTGGCTGGACTCACAGTGCCAGTGATGCTTGATGACTTCATTAAACGTCTGGTGACTTTGGAAGTGGTGGACAATGATTCGGCAAACCCTACCCAAGCGGAACCTACCGCCATTCCCTAGCAAGTCTCCTAGTAGCCACAGGCTGGTGGCCACCTGCTGTAGAGTTTGACATTGCTGATCTAAACACCACGATTAAGCTGTTAAACGAAAGCCGCAAAGCATGAGCCTAGAAACAAGCGCCGAAATTACAGGCCTGAAACAGGCACTGTCAGAGCTGAGCAAGTTAGATAAGTCAGCGCGCTTTAAGGCTGCCGCCAAGATTAAGGCCAGTAGTCCGGCAATGCTTGAGGAAGGCCGTAAGCAGTTCCCGTCAGAGATTGGCGTGAGCATGATTCGTGGTTGGGGCAACAAAGGCAGGCTGGGCTACAACAAAACTGCTGTAGACAAAGGTGTGCAAATTATGGTGGGTGGGCGCGCTCGATCAGGTGTAACACCATTAGTAACGCTGGTGCAGAAAAGCGCAGCTGGCGCAATGTTTAGCCAAGCAGGCACAAAAAACAACAGCCAATTTTCTAATTTGCTTGCCAGTGTTTTTGGCAGGCCTCAGCGTGGCTTGTGGCGATCACGCGCGTTCATTGCAGAGCAAGGCACAGCTGACATTATGAAAGCCGTGGATGAAGTTATCGCTGACGCTAATCGAGCACTACAAGCAAGGACTTCTGGCTAATGGCTATTTACCTACCAATCGTTACGCAATTTAACCCAAAGGGATTGAAGGAAGCCGAAAAAGGTTTTAAGGATTTAGAAGGCGCGCAAGCCAAAGCGAAGTATGCGCTTGGCAAGGCAAACAAATACGCAGCTGTCGCACTTGGTGGTTTAGTTGCTGGCCTTGGTGATGCTGTTAAGGGCGCGATGGAAGATGAGCAAGCACAGGCCATGTTGGCGCGTCAGCTACAGAAAACCACTGCAGCCACTGATGCACAAATCGCTGGTGTCGAAGCGTTTATAACGGCAGCAGGTAAACAAAAGGGCGTGACCGATGACGATTTGAGGCCGAGTATGGCCGGACTCGTCAGGGCAACTATGGATATCGAGGAAGCCCAAAAGGCTGCCACACTTGCTATGGATGTTGCAGCTGCTAAAGGCATGAGCCTTGAGACTGTGACTAAGGCTATGGAAAAAGCGTATGGCGGCAACATGACTGCCCTAGCAAAACTGTCCCCAGAACTACGCCAGATGATCAAAGACGGCGCAAGCATGGAAGAAGTCATGGCCGAAATGGCTGTCACTTTTGGTGGTGCCGCTACTGATTCCGCTAACACTGCTGCAGGCTCTATGCAGCGTTTAGGCGTTGCACTGGGTGAAGCCAAAGAAGGTGTGGGCGCTGCACTGCTACCCATTCTTGAAAAAGCTCTGCCGGTACTGCAGAAGTTTGCAACGTGGGCACAAGACAACCCAACACTGATCACTGCTGTAGCGGCGGCTTTTGGTGTTATGGCTGCCAGCATTGTGCTAGTGAATGCGGCTATGGCGTTAAACCCTGCAGTTCTGATCACTGCTGGCATAGTTGCTTTAGGTGTTGCACTGGTTACGGCTTACAAAAGGTTCGATACTTTCCGCGCTGTAGTTAATGCTGTCGTTAATCAGGTGGCGCGTAATTTTGAGTTTATGGCTAACGCTTTTATCACCATGATTAACGTAGTTATTAAAGGCATTAACTTGATTAAACCCGGCAAAGATATCGGCACACTTGGCTCGGTCAGCCTTGGCCGTATGGGTGGCGACAGTGGCGATGGTGGCGCTAACCCTGCAGGACTTGACTACAAAGCAATGGCCACGGGTGGGATTGTGACTAGCCCTACCTTTGCCCTTATTGGCGAGGCTGGCCCTGAGGCTGTTATCCCCTTGTCGAAGATGGGCAGTATGGGTGGCGGCATCACAGTCAATGTAAACGGCGGCGACCCACAGGCCGTAGTTGATGCTTTGCGCCGATACCAGCGTCAAAACGGTTTTGTGCCTATCACGGTTGGTGTCTAATGCCTACATGGGATTGGCGCGTATCGTTCGCTACTAGCACGACCTTTACAGCACTGCCAGACGTCCAAAACATATCCATATCGAATGGCAGGCGCAGACAAATTGACGATTACGGCGTAGATCAGCTAACCGTTGAAAGTTTGTTTCCTACTGATTGGACTGTGACGCCACAACTTGGCGACAACATAATCGCATGGGTTTATACGACTGCATACCCGTCTTACCCGACTTACAACTATTGGAAAATGTTCCAAGGCCGTATCACCAATGTGGATATTCAATACGGCGTGGTTAGTAATGAGGATTCGGTCACGATTACAGCTGAGGGCTTACAAGCTGAATTGGGGCGCACACAAATTAACGCCTACGCAGTGGCAAGCGCCAGCACTGGGCTACAGGTTTTTGACATTGCAGACTCTGTTGGTCTTTATGTTGGCAACGCTGGTGGCTCATCTACAGGTTCAGCTCAGACTTACACCGGCAACCTTAAAGCCTTTGTGGATACCGAGGTGCGCACTGAGCAGGGCAGGCTTCGTTCTACAGCTACTGGGCCTACGACACTGGATATGGGCACCCTCGACTTTGTAGGCCGTGAGGCTTTACTAACTGGTGCGCCAACAACACCAGATTGGTCTGATGGAACCTTGGTAAGCCCAGGCGAAAAATACAAATATCAGCAAGTTAAGTTTAAGAGCGCAGCTGAGGACTTTTATAACTCGGTAACGGTTGAGCCTTTAGGGCTGGCTTCACAAACCACTACCAGTGGCACTACGCCAATTTATTCTTATGTTGCTGATAGTTATGACGTCAGCACTTCTCAGGCTTTGTCGTTGGCTCAATACATCAGGTTTAAGTACGACACGACTAACAGCACCCCTCGAGAGTTGGGTTTCACGATTAGCCAGCAGAGTACGTCTGGCGCTGTTTTGTTGCTTAATTTGGTACAAAGCTTTCTTGGCCTTGAAGTCAATATTGTGCTTCGTGGTGTCCGGTATTTTTGTGTGGTTGAGGGTGTCAATATCACTGCCAGCCCTGACGATACGCGCATCCTGTTCTCAGTTTCGTCTAACGAGACTAACGACTATCTCATACTTGATAATGCTGTTTATGGCAGACTTGACAACAACAGATTAGGATTCTGATTATGGCTACTCAATACACGGCAGGTCTAACCACAGGGCAGGTGCTGACCGCTGCAACCATGAACAGCATTGGGGCAACATGGGAAACATGGACACCTACGATTACTGCAAGCTCTGGGGCTTTTTCTAGTGTCACTATTACCGAAGCAAGATATGCGCGAATACAAAAAATAATTGTTTGCTATTTATCTGTAAAAATAACTGGAATGGGAACGGCTACCGGCAATTTAAATTTTACTTTGCCAGTCACGCTTAGAGCGGGTTATAACGCTGGTGTTTCTTCTGGAACATGGCGAGAATTTGCAGCAGTGGGAGACACGGGCGTAGTTTCTCCATTAAGCACAACAACTGCCGGATTGTTTCTTTACAACAATGGCGCGTACCTTGCCTTAAACCGTGAATATGGCGCAACCTTTATTTATGAGGCCGCATAATGAACTTAAATAATTTAGGTCTTTCTCAAACTGATGACATTGAGATTTTGATGGCCCGTATGAAACACCAACGCAACTTGCTACTAGCGCAATCTGATTGGACAATGCACAGCGACGCACCAACCGACAAAACAGCCTGGGGCGCATACCGCCAAGCCCTACGAGACTTCCCAGCAACATGGGAACCATCAGAGACTGCTAACTTTCCTCAGCCACCAGCATGAAAAAAAGCCTAATTCTATTGGTGATTTGTGCATCGCTTACCGCCTGCGCAGACCGTGAACGCCTCAACTGCCCACCAACCAAAAACAAAGCCCTACGCAGTGTCGGTGAAACAATCGTGCCAACCACACCACCACCGGCATACGGCACAGGCGGAAAATGCTAATGAAACCCGAAAACAGACTTAGCAACGAACAAATAAAAGCACGTCTAATCTTTGTTGTAGCCATCGGCTTAACGATTGCATTCCTTGCTTCCATCTTGGCTCTGCTTTATGGCTTGCTATTTGTGACCCAGCCTCTCGAAGTCAGCCCCAATGATGACGCTGCATGGTCTGTACTGTCGCCAATGCTCGCCACCCTTACTGGGGGGCTCTTAGGGGTATTAGCAGGAAATGGCCTCAAAGACCGACCTAAAGACCCACCAGCACCATGACCGTTAGACCGTACCCGTACTACCCATCATGGGATGGCAAAGGCACACAACCCGTCACCGCCAAACTTGTAGAACTATGCGGCAAGCGCTGGGGCATGACCTCACTAGGCACATACGCCAACCGCCCAATGCGAAACAACGCAGGACTATCCGTACACGCCACAGGCTTTGCAGCTGATCTGAAATACAAAGACGAAGCGCAGGCACGTGTCATTTGGGACTGGTTCCTAGCCAACAGTAAAGCTCTTGGACTGTGTGAGTTGCACTGGTACGCCTATGGCGACTATGGCGCTGGGTATCGTTGCTCGCGTGGTGAAGGCAAAAAAGGCGTAAAGATTTACACAGCGACAGACAATGCAGGCTCGTATCAAGGCTCGCCTAATTGGCTGCATATTGAGTTAGCAGACCAAACGCCAGAACACTTCGAGGCACAGTTCAGGGCGCTTAAATAGGATTCCCAGACACTGTTTGAGCAGTGCTGGGACTAGGTGGTGGGTACTTTGTTTCCATTGGGTATCCACCACCGACTTTCTAAATTGTGTAAAGTAACCACCGCTACTCAAATAGCAGAAAGTCAGAGGAAACATG